GACGTCGGCGGTCTCTTCGGTGGCGTTCTCGATCCGGTACCAGGGGCCGTCCGAGACGGCTTCCTCGGAATTCTTGGGCGGCGTACGGCGTCCCTGGAATTGCATCCCCGGGAGCCGTGATGCCACCAGCTCAATCCATGACATCAGCTGTTTCCTCCTCAGGGGGCGTCCAGCCGAGCTGGATCAGCAGATCGCTGGTTTCGTCAGTCAGGTAGACCGCCGCTTCGTGGAAATCCACCGACAGGGGATAAGCCGCGATGTCGAGGTACAGGCGTGGGGCTTTGCCGTACCCGACCTGGAATTCCAGGCCGAGTACGCTGCCGCCGACGTCTTTTCCGCCGAGCAGCAGATTGGCCGTTGTGCCGTTCTCGGACGTGAGTTCGACGCGATGACGGTTACTTGCCATTCGGCGGCTCCCGTGGGGGCTCTGGGCTTGCTTTCGCCGGTTTCACGGGTTTCGCCGGGTTGGGCGTCTTCGCCGGAGAATTCGGATCTGCGGGAGCCGCCGGGTCGTGCGGCGGAGCCACCACGACCGTCGGGGGCGGGGGCTCGGGAAGCTCCTTCATGGCGGGCAGGCCGACAGCGTCGAGAATGTCCGCCGGTTCCCATTGCTGGGTGTCCGAAAGGAACTTGGCCGCCTGCGCCTTGTTCAGCAGAACGCCAGCGGAGATTTCGTCGTCCTCGGGGACCGGGTTGACGAAGTCGAATTCCAGGTTGGCCGCACTCGCTCCGTACATCGGCAGCAAAATGCAGTTCAGGGCTTCCTTGACGCGCAGCAGCCGGGGCTTGGTCATCCACCGGGCAAACATGACTTCGCCCGCGTAGGCGTTCGCCTTGTTCACGTCGTCCGTGGCGCCGGTCATGGCCTTGGGGAATCCGAATGCCTCGCGGATGGTCTCGCGGGTGGCATTTTTCAACTCCACGAACTGCATGTCGTCCATGGTGTATTTGCGGTCGACCCACTTCATTCCGGCTTCCAGAATGGCCACACGGTGGGCGTTGGCGACACCCTTGTGGGTTTCGGCCCAGCGTGCCTGGAACTGCCGGAAATCCTCGTCGTCAATATTCTGGTCGGCCTCGATCACGCCACCGGGCGTCGCGGAGTTCCGGAAGAAAGCCCGGGAGTATTCCGTGGAAAGCCGGGAGGCATCAAGGTCGCCGAGAATGGCCTGAACCGCTCCGAGGCCCCGGTAGGGGTCCATGGGATTCGGGCGCCGCAGGAAGACGACGTCCTCAGTTGCCAGGGGGACGTCTTCACCACCAGGGCCGTGGTAGATGTACCCGGCCAGGTAGTCGGTGGGGTGCGGGATGGGCTGCATGCGGTCGGGCCGCACGAACCACAGTTCGTCGGGCAGACCGATGGCATTCCTGACGATCAGCCAGTACTGCTCGCCCGTCAGTTCCTCGTGCTGCTGTGCGGATTCGCGGAACGCCGCCCCATAGAAGAAGGGATTCGGCTTGCGCCACAGATCCAGCGCCGGGTGCCGGGTGACTTCGGTCCGGCTGTCCTGGGTACCGGTAGTAGAGGAGTCGTACCGTCGGCGCCCGTCCTTGGGCACGCGGTACAGGCGCCACTCGACCTGGCTGTACGCGGTGATGATCCGGTCACAGATACCGAACAGGGTTCCGACTTCGCCCTGCGCACGCATCTGCGCTGGCATCCCGGAGACCGGAGACGTGGGCGCGGCATAGCCGGATCCGCCATTGAAGCGGAGGGCGTACGGGACCGGCGCTTTGTTGAGAAAAGAACCAAGCAGTGTACGCGGCACGAAACCCTCCCTTACAGTGGACAAATGACGGAAGGAATGGATCGAATGACGTACGAACCGATCAGACGGCGGGGTGTCAGCCGCCTGTCCCGCGAGCAGTGGGGGATGGGCAAGTCGATCTGGACGCAGGAGACGCAAGGCCGGGAGCTGGTCCAGGACCGGATCATGGTCAGCCGGGAGGGCGCTCCGGCCGATATCGCGGAGCTGCTTCGGCTGAGGGCAGGCGATCCGCTGTGCATCCGCCGCCGCCGGTTCAGCGTGGACGGACGACCCGTGCAGCTCGCCTCCAGCTACCTGTCCTACGAACTGGTCAGGGGGAGTGCGATCACTCAGACCAACACCGGCCAGGGCGGCACGTACGCACGGCTGGCGGTGCTGGGGTTCAAGCCGGTGAGGTTCCGCGAGGAAGCGTTCGGCCGACCGGCGACCCAGGACGAGATCGCCCGGCTGGAGCTGGACGGCCCGCCGTGGCAGGTCCCCTGGGTGATCCAGATGCAGCGCATCGCGTTCGCGTCCGAGGGCAAGCCGGTTGAGATCACCAGGATGGTGCTGGACGCGTCGGTCTACGTCATGGAGTACGAGTTCAGCGCGTAGACGCCTCGGGCCGGAATTGCGGATAGTGCTCGTTGCACAAGCCGACGAAGGGCCCGCCCTTGGGTGACACCCGGGTGATCTGGTCTCCCTTTTCAGGGGACCGCGAGCACTCTGGGTTCGCGCAGTCGAACGTCGTCTTCTTGGTCATCGTCGGGGGTAGGTGCCGTCGTCGGGCGTGGGGTCGTCGCCGAAGAACTGCCATTGCAGGGCGATGCACCCCAGCCCGGCGGCGATCACACCCGCCGGGATGTAGATCAGGGCGATACCGAAGGCGACCAGCGCCACCGAGGCCAGGCCCAGCAGCCCCGAGGTGATCTGGGGCGTGACCTTGGCCCAGTTGATCTTGCCGACGATGGTCTTGGTGCTCACGTGGCCTCCCCGCCAACGTCGTCATCTGCCTCAGCTGCGTACTCGCTGAAGTGGGTCGCGCACATCGGGATGACGTTGCCGTTGCGCGGGTTGAGCCACAGGCTGGTAGCGGTCTGGCGGGGGTAGGCGCACACCTGGCACCAGGGGTCGCCGTCCAGCAGGGCCTTGAAGCGCTGGCGGGTCACACCGTCGATGGACCGGATTCCATGATCGAAGATCACGGCACCTCCACTTCATCCTTCAACTCGGCGATGAGCCGTTCCGTGGACTCCAGCGCGTTGTGCACCTGCGTGGTCAAGGGGCTGTAGAAGATCCGCTCGTTGCAGTGCATGGCGGCATTGGCCTCGTTGGTGTGGGTCAGGTGCCGCTCGGTCCAGGCGAGGGCTTCGGCTGTTTTCTCCAGCTCGCGTACCAGATCGTCGCGTGTCACAGCACCCTCATCCTCGGATGCAGTCCAGACCAGAACGCCAGCAGCAGTGCGTCGGCGTTATCAGGGGACCGCCCGATTCGCTTGATAATGTCGTCCTTGAGTTCCACCCGGATGCGACCCTGCGAGTCCAGGTCCCAGCGCGGGGCCAGGAGCTGAGCGCAGGCGTCGTCGGCGTTCTCCATGGAAGACAGGTCCCAGCCGAGTCCGGCGGACAGGTTGCGGCCGATCTTCCACCACATCTCGGCACGCAGGTTCATGTAGATCTTCGGTTCGGAAGAGCGGTTGGCCGCGTTCACGCCGACGATCTTCGCCTTGTGCTCGTGGCGGTTGGCGGCGTTGCGCAGTTCACCGATCACACCGAAGCCCACACCGATCGAGTCGACCTTGACCATGGTGGCGCCCGTGTCCCGGATGGCCTTAATGACCAGGGGGGCGATCTTCTCCGGCCGGTCCGAGCGGATCTTCCACTCGCGCCCGGCGCGAATCCCCCGGCGCTCCCGGATCACGGTCTCATCGGAGCCGCCACCGACGTCGACACCCAGTTCCACAGGTGTCAGATCGGAGGACGAGTAACGGGTCTCAGGGTCGATGCGGCAGGCCGCGACATCCGAGGCGCGGACGATGGAGTTCTCGGCGTCAACCGAGAACTCGCCAAGCACCTTGGACATGTACAGGGGGTTGTCGACACCCCAGTCGGTCTTCTTCTCATGGACCCAGATCTTGGAGACCAGGGATGCCGCCACCGCTTCGGAGACCGGCTCGCCCGTGAAGTTGGGGGAGTCGAACGCGGAGATCTTGATGACGTTCCAGCCGGAGTCAGGCTGGTTCACGGTGAAGAAGTGGGACTGCGCGTTGTCCGGGTTGCCGATCGCCAGGATGCGGCAGTCGGGGCCGGTGGCCAGGGCGTCGGCGGCGACCCAGAGTTGCTCGGGCACGCCGCAGGCTTCATCGATGACGACCAGCACGTACCGGGCGTGGATGCCCTGGAAGGCCGATTCGTCCTGGTCAGCGGGCTTGCGGCCGAACGCGACCAGTTCTTCGTCAATCAGCCACTCGGTCTGGTTGACCCGGCCGGTCAGACCGCCCGCCTTGTGGATCCGGCGGATGTAGCGCCACAGGATCGCTCGGACCTGAGCCGTGGTCGGGGCCGTGGTGACCACGAAGGCTTCACCTGGCGGGTGGCTGTCCAGCCAGTGCGACACTGCCAGGGAGGCGACGTGCGACTTGCCGATGCCATGACAACTGCGGACCGCCGTACGGCGGTTCTTCTGTACAGAGGTCAGGATCTCGGCCTGCTTGGACCACACATGCTGGTTCAGGCGCTCGCGCACCCACAAGGAGGGGTCGGCCGCCCACCGCTCCGTTCGGGTCGCCGCCTGCTTCTTGTCCACGGCCGCCTTGAGCAGCTCGCGAACCACTTTGAGGCGGCGGGTGTCTCCCAGGCGTACGAGCTTCTCGACCTGGGCGATCAGGGCCGGGATGTCGAGTTCACTGACCGAGCCTGCGTCGGTGGGCAGAGCGCCCAGGTCAGGCACGGAAGACTTCAAGGCGTCCATGCCCCTCCCCAGGGTCGGATACCGTAGTGATGAGCCGGGCAGGGCAGACGGGGGAAGACTTCGCCAGGAAGACCGTGGGCTGGGGGCTTACCAGTTCGGCTGTGCCGGTGCCAGCGGACGGATCGGCTACACCCCGTGCACCCCTGCCCGGTTTTCTGTCGGTGTCGGTCAGCTGTGCGCGTCCAGGGCGTGAGCCAGCCAGGGCGTCGCGAACAGGGCCAGCCCCGCGTACGCCAGGCGGTCGCGGTAGGGCATCGTGTCGGGCAGGATGGCGGCCAGGCCCAGCAGCACCACGGCCAGCAGGTAACAGATCAGGGAGAGCATGCGTGTTGCCTCCTTGGGTTCCAGGGGTGGTGGGATCACACTTCGTCGCTCAGGTCGCGGGCGCATTCTCGGCACAGGGCGATCGTCAGGCAGCCGGAGCAGGTGACACAGCCACAGGATTCGGGGACGAGCAAACCGTCCTCAGGGCAGTCACCGTGCATGGCGACCGTGATGTTACTCATCGGTAGGAACCGGAAGCGCCGACCGGACGAAAGCATCCTTGGCCAGTAGGAGTTGACGCAGACCGAAGACCAGCTCCGGGCCGTCGGGCAGGATCTCGTACAGCTGCCAGGCCAGGGTGCAGATCGGCCGGGAGATGTCCG